TTACCTTTGATTCATCTGGGCAATGGACTTGATAGAAACTCTTTTTAGAACAGAATCGCTGGACATCCTCTTGCTCTATTTCTCTATAGTCTACATCGCTAAACTCCTTCATCACTTCAAGCAAGCAATCCTTTTTCCATATGGAGGGATTAACATTATAAACGTAATTAGTGCCGAGCCTAGGGTGGCTCTTGAAATACTGCTGTCTCACTAGCTGATATTCATAATTCACATTTATAGCGTCATTGACGTTCTTGAGGGGTGTGTGCTTTAGGTCGAGTCTGTCCATCTTTTTATGCTTAAAAATTGACGCAAACATATGCATTTTGTCTACCTTCTCTGAAATGAGAACGTCATTGTCATGCATTAGTAGAAAGAAGTTGTCCTCTATGGCCGACACTCCCGTATAAAGCCTTGAGGCGTAAGGAAGAGCGTCATCGTAGTAGATTATCTGGTCGTAGTAAGCAGAGATTGTCTCCGGAACTTCACACCTATTAATTATCAATGATGTCTTTTCTTTTCTTTTTACGTGATGATCTACGTGAATCTGCAAAACATCTAGATAATCGGAGTGAGAATACGTTACGTATCTTAAATCATCTAACTTTAGATAAGTGCTCATCAAGACCTTCCTTGAATTTATTTTTATAGTACCAGCTTACGGTGTTTTTGAGTCCATCGTATAACTTTGTTTTAGCCTCAAATCCGAATAATTTGCGAGACTTACTTACGTCTAGACATCTCCTTGGTTGTCCATCGGGAAAGTCTGAATCATATCTAATACCTCCTTCAAACCCCATTATTTGGCACAGCTTTGTTGCTAGATCGCGTATTTTGATTTCTTCACCAGTCCCAATATTTATTGGGTATGGCATAGTGTCAACCTCTAAGGATGCGTTAATAGCTTTGGCACAATCGTCTACGTACAAAAATTCTCTACTGGCGTTTCCTGTTCCCCATAGGGTGATGTGGTCAGCATTTTCTTCGATGGCCTTGTCTACCTTCAGGATTAATGCCGGAATAACATGGCTGCTTTGTGGATTGAAGTTATCGTTTGGCCCATACATATTCACGGGTATTAGGTTCGTAGACTTAAAACCGTATTGTTTGTGATATGCAACCAGTAGTTCTGTAAGGGTTTTTTTAGCGATTCCATATGGGGCGTTGGTTTCTTCCGGATATCCATTCCATAGGTCTTCCTCTTTGAAGGGAACCGGTGTATGCTTGGGGTAAGAGCAGACGGTTCCGACCATAACAAATTTTTCTATATGTCCATATTTACGACAGGATTCTATTAAGTTCATTCCCATTGCAAGGTTGTCGTGCATAAACTTTCCCGGCTGTTCTCTGTTGATTCCAATACCACCGCAAACAGCAGCGAGATGAACAACGGTGTCTGGCTCGAACTCTTTGAGGATATAGTCAACATGCTTTTGGTTTGTTAAATCCCACTGCTCCCTTCCTTTGAGCGGGATCACCTCTCTTGACCTATCCTTAGACAGTCTATAGGTAACTGCTCTTCCTAGAAATCCATTAGCACCCGTAATTAAAATTTTAGAAGACATTAATATTTTCCTTATACTGTTTTACAATTTCTTCAGATAGATCCTGCATTTCAAAAGCCGCTAATATCTCTGATGCACGATGAAAACCTGTGTGGTTTTCTTTAACGTGGACATTACCGGCCTCAGCCAGTTTCAATCTCTCCGTGGGTTTGTTTAGATAGTAATCAACCAACTCTTTAAAGTGTTCTGGATCATTTGCTATCGGTACATGTTCGCCAAATGTTTTCCTGTAGCCTGTCACATTATCGCTAATACAGAAACCTCCGGCATATAGTATTTTAAATATCCTTTCATTTACATCGAATCCATATTCTTGTGCATGAGGCTCACTTAGATTCGGACAAATTTTTGACGAAACAAAAACATCCTTGACCTTATCGTCTGATATCAAACCACAATACTGGTTGGCTTTCCAAGGTTGGTTTCCGAAGAGCTTTACCCCGTATTGACCAAACGGCTCTAGCAGTGGCATCAGGTAGGGATCTAACACTTGTGCTTTGTATGGCCAATATCCGCCCACGAAACCAATATCGCAAGCCAAGGCTGGATCGAAATTAGCTCCCCTATAAGACAGAACGTCCGCACACATCATTAAAGAGATAGGCTTGATTCCTATAGACTCAAAGTGGTTATGCGTTACACCAATGGCTTCTGGGGTATAGTGGATATGTACAAACTTTATTTGTCCCGTTTCGTCATTCAACATCTTTAGGGCTTGCATTTCTTGCGGACTGCATGTTAGTATGTTGAATCTTTCATGATCTATTTCCGATGTCTGATCTCCCCAGTCACCAGCACGTAATCCGACTTTTAACCAAGGACGTTCTCTTATACACTTAACAACATCTTCTGTCAAATTGTAGGCTTGTCCTAGGAATATGTCTGGCTCAAATGTATCAAAGGCGTCAAAGGCAGATGAGTTTTTACAGTCCCACAGCATAGCCTGCATACCACAGGAATTAAAAGCATTAGCCCAAGCCACCCTCTGGTAGAAATGTGCGTGAGTCCCATCGCTTGAAATCAGTATCTTCATCTAATATCCTTTATTCTGTCGATCTCTGTTATCTTCATGCCTAGGGGTTCATAGCAAGCAAACTTTCCTCCCATGTTTACTATCGAATTGATTATCTCAAACGACAACTTCTTTTTGTCTTGCCCCTCGTATTTGTTGAATATGCTTCTGAGCATATCGTGTTCTGGCCCCGTAAAAAATGCCATTTGTCCCCATTTTTCTGAGAGGCCATAAGAAAGTATTGAAAGGTTTTCTTTGTTCTTAGTTAGACCCACTTCGGAATCTTTGAATCTGTTTTGGTTGTCTGTCAAAATAAAAGATTTTTCAAAGGACACGTTTAGAGTTTTGGTATTAAAATGCAAGTCTCCATGCATGAACAGAAAATTTTTATTGGTACTATTATTAAATGCTAGTCGCAAACTTTCAGACGAGTTCGTGTCTTCATATAATTGGTTTTCAACGAACCTAGATTTTCCACGAGTTTTTTTCATTATCCTAGTTGCATGACATCCCACAACGGTGATTATCTCGGGATTCTCTAGTGAGGCATTGATGGTTTTTATTTGATGTTCTAGCAAGTACGAGCCTTTAATCTTCAACAAGCTTCTGGGTTCGTAAGACTTAATCCTGCTCCCATTACCCGCCGAAAGTATAGCTACGGATATCCCGTCTTTGGGCGTGTTTTCTTTTTTCTGAGTTATTGTTGTCGTAAAGCGTGCCAATTTGATTTCCCTACCTAGTGCCTAATATCTTAGATTGTTCCATAAATATTTCAGCCGTCATCTTTGACGATTGATTGTTGCCGTGTATATTAGCTATAGCCAGACACTCCGGAACATGACAAAACATACAAACCCTAGATAACCTCAACCAAAGATCGTAATCCTCCGTACATCCTATAAAACCCTTGCTAGCCGGACCATGAAGTCTACTGTCAAAGAACTCTCCGTTAGGAAGTCGAACCATATCTAGGTACTTCTTTTTGATAAGGGCGTTGCTGTGTACCATGCAGGACGTTCTCAATCCCACAAAACTATAGTGAGGCTTAAATTCCCTTTTACCGTAATCTGGATTTACATTCTCATAGTCCGCATATGCAACGCCTATTTCGTCGTGCTCCATCAACTTGCTTACCAACTTTTCAACCTTTTCTGGGTGATAGGCATCGTCGGCATCTAGCACTCCAATAATATCAGCCCAACCGTGACACATTTGTATAGCCGCATTGCGAGCAACACTAGCACCGGAGTTTTCTATTTTCTTAATATATAACCAAGGCGATGTTCCGGAAGGCAACTTTTCTTTTTCTTTTTCGTAATATTCAGAGATCTTATCCCACGAATTATCGGAAGAACCATCGTCCACAACAAAAAGACCTATCTCCCCCTTATAGGTTTGATTGCGTATACTGTTCATGGCGGCAGTAATAAAGTTTTCGTAGTTGTAGTTGGCACAAATAATGGCTACTTTAGGAAGCATTGAATTCCTCCCAAGTCACTACTGTTTTAGACGGGCTTCTTTTGTCTGCCTCTTCCATTTTTTCCAAAAAGCTTCCCTCTGTCGATGTTGTATCTTGAAATATTTTGTTTCTGTTTCCATTTAAGAACTTAAACAAAAAGGCGGGGAAAAGCATTGAGGAAAATACATCTCCGTCAGGTTTGACTAACGTCAACTTTTCCATCTTGATATTAACATAGTTTTGTATCTTCTGGAGTATCTTGGGGTCTACAGTATCACCAGAGTTTATAGTATAGATCCATCCGTTTTCGGCGTGCTTGAAAGACTCGTCTACTAACTGCTCCACCTTTTCAGGTTTTGTTTCTATCTGGACAATGTGATACTTTGTGTCTTTTACCTTATCTCCAAAGAGCCTGAAAAACTGCTCCCATATGAATTGATTATGTTCCACCCTGTCGTTTATAACGATTACGTAGGATGGAGTTCCGTCAATATTCGCTATACTTTCTAGCGTCTTAGCTAGCATCTCCTCGCAAACAATAACGTCGTCTCCGTATTCTCCCGTGTCTTCTGGGTCTGTATCAAAGTTTACGAAGAAACCTATTCTTGGAAACACCTCGTCAAGGACTGTAGCTTCTGGGTCTAATGACTTCTTCACGCTCAGGGACTTGGCCCATTCCTCTGGTCTATATGTGTTGCAAAACCTATCAAGCATAAAAGAGCCGTCATCCTGAAGACTTTCAACTCCCAGTAAGGAATGTCTACCCAAAGAGCATCCCACTTGGGAATCTCCCTGCTTTTCTATGAAACAGCAACCTTTGCAGCTAGTCTGTATCTTCTTCACTATTGCACTCTCCTTGCTTTGATGACAAAAGTCATTGTATTTTCGTCAAACTGTTTGGTAACAATTTCTAAACCGGCCAACAGTCCTTCGACCGCCTCACACAATAAAAGGCTCTTGCTGCTTCCCTTGCATATATCGTTGATTGCTGCAAGATCAATACGTTGATCTAAAACGTGTCTAGATACTAAGTCTATGTCAAGATCCTTGATAACAAGCTCGCCCTTTATTCTAAGTTTTTTGATTATCAACTTAAGTAGCTCTGGAATCTCTACGTATTCAAAGGTTCTCAAAAAGTTATCACAGACGATAGATGTTGCTTCACTATCTAAAACGCCCTTATGGAAAGACGACAGCGTTTGAAACTGTTTATAGTTCTCATCGGGACTATCAAATTGACTAAGATATACTAGCATTAAGGATTCTCCGTGACATCTGAATAATTTTCTATTGTATCGTAAAAGAGATTGTTCCAGTCTTCAACAAATCTGGAGAGATTGTACCTCTCTACTATTGTTTTTCTTGCTGCATCTCCTAACATTCTTGCCATTTTCGGCTTGTCCAACAAAAGCTTCAAGTAGCTTTTTAGCTCTTCGGGATCATTGGATATGAGGCCGTTTTTACCGTGTTCGATTATCTCTGGTATCATGCAATTATTTGTTGATACTATAGCACATCCACACGCCATAGCTTCCATTAGTACGGTCGGTACAGGCGAGTGTAAAGAGGTGTTGTAGAATATACTAGAAGAGTTATATATCTCTCTTAGATGCTCGATAGACTGAGCGGGTTCTGAAAATCCGGGGCTGTTGCCCCATACAGAAACGGGCAAATCGTTTGTTGTCTGTTTCCAGAGATTAAATCCGCAGCACCAATCTCTATCGGGCCACTCATTAACGACGGAGAGACATACGTTTTGTCTTTCTTTACCAAGGGGCTTCCAAAAGTCTGTGTCTACACCATGCTCAACAACTCGGGAGTTTTTTTCGTCAAATCCCCAAGCCTTCCTATTGAAACCGGAGATAAAAGACGTTTGATCTACAGGAAGAGATTGATATGCAGCTACCTGTTCATTTATATCAAATCTAACATCTGGCAAGACATGTGCGTGCCTTAGTATCGGAATTGATATTTTATTAGAAGGAGACTTCTGTGTTTGCGATAACAGGTTATGTAGTAGTTGTATTCTTTCGCAGCTAGTATGAGCCAGAACAAGGTCGAAGTCCACATACTCAGGAAGAGTATTGATAATGTGGTAGTTGCTGGGGACTTGAGCGTAAGACCTTTCCCAGCGTTTACCAAAACCAAAGTCGAAGGAGTAAAAGTTATGCCCTGTCTTGCAGAGGTTTTCTTCATATCTCTCGTGAGTAGCGTAAGTCAGGATATTCAGCCTGTCTCCACGTTTCACTTTTCTCATCAAGGATCTAATGGATCTTTGTGTGGCATTAGCCGTCATTTAGCAGTTCCTTCATGTGTTCACCAACAGCCTTGTGATCAAACTTTTTAGATGCTGCAATACACAGGTCTTTCAGATAATTGGCATCTTCCTTATACTTATTATATACTGTACGCATGGCTTCTGCCAACTCTAAAATGTTTATTTCCTTCCATTTTGTATCGGAAGTATCTAGGTTTGGAAGAGTGTCAACCGCACCAAAGCATGGCTGCCAAGTAGAACGTACAGGATGCCCAACAGCATAACCCACTCCGGTTCCCGCTGTGTAAATTGTAGGTATTCCCAGTGCCATACACTCTAACGCTGGTATACAGAAGGCTTCGCCTCGGCTAGGCATTACGAAGCAATTTATCTGACTCATTACAGAGACATAATCCTGATGCTCCATCATTCCAACCACTACGGTCTCTTCTTTGTATGCGTTTCTGAGCTTTAGCCCTTTTTTGATTGCTCCGCAATAGGTCTGAACTTCTTCTAGCGTTGTCTTGGATGTTTTCAACAGTAGTGTGACAGGCTCTCTGGGATTAAACTCCATATGAAAAGCCTTGACAAGAGCCTTAATGTTTTTTCTCTCTACAAATTCCCCAATGAAACCGAAGGTAAATGTTGCCTCAAGCTGCTTTATCTTTCTTCCTTCTGTGTTTTGATAGCTGTCCATATCTAAGGAGTGAGGAACAATCTGTACGGGTATTTTTACGCCACTACGTTTTGCCGCATCCTTTGACTCTGCGTTTGGAACCCAAAGCTCGTCCATCAGATTGATATGACGTTGCCAGTTGGTTTTAGTGAAATCATGAGACTCTACGGCAAGAAAGCCGATATTTTTGTAATTGCTGTCATACGAGTATAAGTGTGGAAGAGTGTGCTGTATAACAACGTCACAATCTACGTTACTACTTCTCTTCGCGTGCTTTAATTCTAGCTCTCTTAACCTTACCGGATATTCGCTATCTTTATCGTTGAATGTTATAGCTCTAGGAACAACATCTACTCCGGCAGCATCGAGTGCAAGCATATTGTTGATGCCTGCGTTTGCCCAGCCTGTGCCATCTCTATAGTTATTTATGTATAATACTTTCATTTTATGTATTTCCCATGTCCCTCGTGCCACTGTTTATTGTTGATAAGATTGGGGTTTGTAGTCACTCTTTCTGGATACTTTTTTGACATGATGCCAGACTGAATACCGAGATCTATCACATAATAATTACTGTAAAATACTTTCCACCAATCTTGAATGTAAGAATCTCTTGGAGGAATGTTTTGACCCAGATGGGTGTTGTTGCTACCATGTTTCTTTAGCCAAGCGTAGTCAATATATTTTTCAAAACCATGATTCTCCATGCATCTCAAGTTTATGTATTGCTCTGGTCCAACCTGCCAGTTACGCCCCAATCTCTGGGGGATGTCAAAGATGCTTTGTAGATCTTCTTTTGTGCCTAGAAACAAAAAGTCAGCGGGATGATAGTAATGGTTTTTGTCGGTACTCCAATTAGATATGACTACATACTCGTCAAACATTTTATGGCTATCAAGCCTTTCATGTTCTATTCTTGATTCTATGTATGGTAATAAGTCATCCGTTAAGGCGATCATGTCGCTACGTATCTTACATACCAACTCGTTGCTGGCATACTTTACCGCCTGACTCGATAGTATTTGTCTGTTAATGTTGTCTTCATGCTCTAGCATGTCGTCAGTTATGTATACGGTCTTATCAACGCCTGTCAATGTATCGGCATCTCCCGTGGTGCAGGAGACTATAATCTCACAGTCTGGATAGAACTCTCTCAAAGAGTCCACACAATCTTGACTGGTGAACTCCTGATCCGGATGGACTACGGTTTCGCCTACCTTTACACCAAACGGACATTCGCTCTTATAGTGAGTTGGCCCTTGGACAACAAAAGATATCAAATCCGTCCTCCCAATACATTCATCCTAGTTTGTTCCCACTCGTTCATTTGTCCTCTAAACTTAATCATTTCTTCTAATGCCGCATCTACATTAAACGACTCATATCTATTCATGTCTTGTACATGTGACTCGTTGTAGTAGAAGTCCGCTGAAGAGCTTTGTAGTCTGAATCCATACATACAGTCTTTCATTACTTTCGACCACAAGTAGTTACCGATCCAGTTAGGCTTGTTGAGTACGTTCTTAAATATAAAGTTTACCTTATCTAGTATGTCGTTACAATCCGCTGGAAAACTAGTTGCGGGCTGAAATATATCTGGAGGAGATAGCCATGTCTCAGACAAGTCCCTCAATTGTACAGAGTCTATTCTTTTGAGCCAAGCGTCTGCCGTCTTGTCCCAGCTATAATGCTCTCTAGCTCGCTGAGAAGTTTCTGAACCTATGTCTCTGAGGCTATCTTTTTCTGCGAGCAACTTAATGATTGTGTCAATAAATTTTTGGTTATCGGGTATGGCTCTATAACAGCCCGTCTCTGCTTCCATTGATAGTTCTATTGGGTCTATAGAATATCCGCCAATGTTCTTTAGTACAGATTCCATAGCCGAATAGTTTGTACCAACAACCGGAAGACCAGCATATGCGGCCTCAAGCTGAGGCATACCAAAACCTTCGCTGTTTGCGTACTGGACATATATGTCGAAACAGTTGTAAATGTTATTAAGGTCTTGTTCTTCTATCGAGTTGTCGATACCCACTAATTGTCTATCAAAGTTACCGCAATTAGAGCAGTGACTGATTGAATCCTGAAAGAAGTCTACACTGATGTGACCGCATTTTTTACACTTATAGGTGAAGAGCACTCTGTTGTTTAGCCCGTGCTCGTTCAGGAGGTTGGGTATGTCCCATCCTATGTCCGGATAATAGGTGTGGCAGTAAAGAAATAGATTTGGATCTTTGGTGGTGTCTAGAATTTTTCTAAAAGACTTGAACAGATCTGGATAGAGCTTCCTTCTCTGATTCCTCATGACTGTACCGATAATGGTAGAGCGACTAGATATCCCCATAGCCTCTTTATGGGCGTCTTTGTTTTCTGCTGGTCGAAAGTTTTGACTAGCAGCGGGAGAAGCAATGTCTACAAAGTTTAGACTGTCGGACTGTTTTAGCATAGTGTCTCTGCCAAACTCAGAATAAGCAAAGACAGAATCAGCCGATTGAAAGGTATTTATCCATTGGGGATTTTGTGGTGCGGCATCTACTGTTGGCATCAACGCCCAGTGAAACATATTTCTGAAGGGAGAACGTTGTTGATATTCGACCATCCACCAATCGCGTATGTCCATTACGATATCAGGTGTGAAATTCAGGCAGACGCTGTTAAATGTCTGTTCTCCAAATATTGCGGTCGATCTGCCTTTGTAATTCTCTAGTTCCGGAGAGCCGTTGGCAGGACGGTTCGGATAAACCTTCCAAGGACGATCATATACGCTCGGGTCTTCTGGACCGACGTAACAAGCTAGCTCCGCTACTTCTAGGCGTTCTAGCTGGCACAATCTAGACAATATCTCTTTAGTGTATACAGAATAGCCAGTGCTTTTCCAAGAGGCTTCTGATACAAACAGTATTTTCTTTTTTCTCATTAATGTAATATCTTAAAGCTATTTACACGAAAGTAAGTTTCAACAATTTCTGCGTTTTGGAAATTTCTTGCCGACGACTCTACCAGCATTAATGAATCCTCTTCGGCATACTTTTCTATAGCTAGTGCGGCGGTATCCCAAGCCTCAAACTCCAAAAATACTAAAGATCTTTTCTTTTCCCCGCTCTTATCTCTTCTGAACTCTTCTATCTCTAGCTCAAACCTGAGTACTACTACTCCGTTTTCAGTCTCGGTTTCTGGTGGATGTGTTAGTTTACCTAAAAATTGACAGTTATTCAAGATGTCTCCCTCTCGTCAAATTTGAGAAAATTTATTTGCTATTAGCGAACACTTATCTTTTTTTGATACTTCGCCAATGATAAGAAGTGTGTTACTTTCTACGAGCAAATCTTTGTGTTCATCGTAACACTCTGGAAATACGGTAACAGAATCTAAAGTTCCTGTTCCGTCTTCAACGCACAAAAAGGCCATCAGTTGACCGGGATTTTTGCCCCTCTTCGTCTTGTATGTCCTCACTGACACAACTTCAGCAGCAATATTAGCTTTACCTGTTATCGTACCATTTGCTATGTCTTTGCACGCATAAGTTGTCATATTTAAGTCAATTCCGTCAATTTTACTGCAAGTTAAAGCACAACTCATGTATTTTTCTTCATCAGAGGCTATTGTTTCAGCCTTGTCGTCCAAATCGTAGAATGGATTCTCAAGAGAGTTGATAATATCTTCTACCGTAGGAAGTCTACGGGAGTTGACCTTAATGTCCCTTGTCATCTGCGTGATGGCCTCAGACAAAGATTTGGGTTTGTTGTCTTCATAATTATCAACGATTGTCTGCTGTTCTCTAGCCGATAGTTGCTTCCAGCTATCGAACTCATAAAGCATACGCTGTCGGCTTTCCTTGTTATTTGGGCCATTAAAAGCCCCGACCGAGATAAGAGATATCACCGATCTTTTATTTAGCTTCTTCGTATGGATGAGTTTGATTAGACAGTCCATCCAGTTATATTCCACAAACTCATGTTTATTGCTACAGTCTAATGCGAGAGCCTCTTTTGAGCCAACATTTTTGATATGACGTAGACCATAGTACAGCTTAGGAGGCTCTAGGCTACCTATAGAGAAGTCTTCAGTAAGATGTTGAAGTCTTGGAGGGAGTACGTCAATTCCGCAACGCTTCGCATCTGAGATTAGCTGCTTCTTTTCAATATCTGGTTTGGGCTTTCTGTCTGCCCTATTTAGATAAGTGTTAAAGAACTTTTCAATTCTGTATGCTTTGCAATAAGCCGACCAGTAAGCATTAATAGCATAGGAAACCGCATGAGATTTGTTGAAGGCATATCTGTTGGACTTTTCGATCCAAGAGAAAAGCTCTTCAGCAATCTCGTTGGTAACGATTCCTTTCCTAGCTGTTCCCGCTAGAAAAGTTTTCTTTACCTCTTCCATCAAGTCGGCTTTCTTTTTGCCAATAGCTTTACGTAGAGCGTCTGCTTCCTTAAGGTTGAACCCAGCTAGCTGCTGGGCGATCATCATGGACTGCTCTTGATACACAAGAACGCCATAGGTTTCCTTGAGGATAGGCTCTAAAGACTCATGCAAGTACTCTACCGGACTGTTTGGTTTTCCCGCTTTTCGGTCAGCATAAACTTGCGTCATACTTTTGCCGTCTGCGTCCCTAGCCTTTAGACATCCGGGACGAATCAGACTAATAAGAGCGGCAAGCTCTTTGATGTTTCTAGGTTTAACTTCCTTGGCCCAGTGTTTTCCTAGACTAGACTCAAGCTGAAATACCCCCTTAGTAACACCATCACAAATCAGATCCCATACAACAGGGTCATCAAAATCATTAATGTTAAACGACATACATGTCACCACTAGCGAACGCCTTCTCAAATTTAATCTTTTTGGACAGGTTTCTCTGCATCTTCAGGAATTTTATTAGGATGTTAGCCGTATCCTTAACGTCTTGCAGAGCATCGTGGGCATTATCTTTAGGCATACCGAAATAGTCACGCAGGTAGTCCATGCTGTAGCCCTTGACATCAGCATTATTTTCAAACCAGCAATAGATATGCTGCATCATATCCATAGTAAAGATAGGATTAAAGATTTTCTGTCGCCCTCTCTTTTCATCAATAGGCCCATACATCTGGCACATACGCTCAACAATAGGCATGTCATAGCCATTGATGTTGTATCCGGCAGCAATGGGTGCTGAAAAGCTAGTTTTCTTAAAATTGTACTTATCGCAAAACTGTGCAAACTTCTTCCAGACAGTTTTAGGCAGGGGTGCTCTAGCTAGTTTCGCTCTTGTTTTTCTGGTTATCTCTAAAGCCTCATCCTCAACAGGATCAAATCCAGCGGCAATAGCTTTCTCGTCATCTAAGATGGGACGCATTTCACTATTGAACGTACCTCCGGGCTGTAGAGTGAGTTTTCTAGCATGAATAGCAACCGCAGCAATCTGTGTCGGTTGACACTTATGGGGATTTCTTCCGCCTGTTTCAAAGTCAAATACAATAATGTCTCTGTAATTCATCGTTACCTCTGTTTATTTTTGAGTTCTAAAAACTTATCAATAGCTTCGTCTAAATTGTAGTATAACTGATGGAATCTCCAGCGGTCAGACCACACCTGATACTTGTTTCTTGGAGCAAAGTTTCTGTTCATCAGCCAGTCCTCCAAGTTACAAATGCTTGCGTTTCTTGATTCTATAGTGCAGCCAGAATATATAACTGCCTTGTAGTCCTCTTTGTTAATCTTCATGTACGATCTCCATTATTTTAGATAGTAGATCAATTCCCAGAATATCAAATTTTACATGCCCCTGAACCTCCATATCCCCCATATCGAAAGCGGCAACAACGTCCCCATTCTTGTCTTTTGTCATAGGACAAACATTCGCCAGCTCGAACTTAGAAATAATCACTCCGGCTGGATGCTTACCCTGTGACTTGTTTGTACCCTCTATCTTAATTGCCTGCTCAAAGAGATGAGACAGAGGCCCATCCATCTCCTCGTTTTCATTTATGAAACACCAGTTTTTAAGGTTCTCTGGTTCGTTCTCTAATGTCCACCTTATTATAGATCTATCGGCCTCATCCATCAACTCTAATTGGTCAGAAATCTTAGCTTCGTCAGGAATGCTGTCTGTGATTGTATTCATCTCCGCAAAAGAAACTGCGTCACTAATTCTTAGAACCTCTTTGATCGCTGCCCTACCTTGTAGTCTACCAAACGTAATCATCTGTGCCACGTTGGTATGACCATATTTCTCTTTGATATAGTCGATTACCTCGTCTCTGTGTTCAGCAGGAACATCTACATCAATATCTGGTAGCGATACGTAGTCCTCTGTGTTTCTACCCTCGTTGTAAAACCTTTCAAAGATCAGGTCATACTCAATGGGATCTACTTCGGTGATACTCATCAGGTAAGAGACAAGGCAACCAGCAGCGGAACCTCGTCCCGGACCGGCTAACCATCCCCTCGATTTGACAAAATTAACAATATCTTGCACAATCAAGAAATAACCGGAAAGCCCTGCCTTGTATATGACCTGCAACTCGTGCTTGACTCTCTGTGTATAGGTGTCTTTGATGCCTTGGTCTTCGACCTTACCTTCTTCGATAAGTTTTTTACGCCAGCCCTCTCTGCATAGCTCCGCAACAAACTCATCTTCATTCATTCCTTCAGGACAATCAAAGGCTGGCAGCATTGGCTTCTCGGCAACCTCATAGGCTTCACACATTGAGGCTATGGTGTTGACGATTGAAGTCCTTTCTTGATCTTTGTCTTGTTCGTGCTGCTCTGGAGTACGCAGGTGGTACTGATCTGAACCGAAGAAGTGTTGGTTGTCTACTTCCTGTCCAGCTTTAATTAAGTTTTGCACTTTCTTAAGTGTTGTTTTCATTCCAGAACAAAGCATAATTCTATGGCAGTCGGCATCATCTTCTGATACATAATATACTCTGTCTTTGTCATAATCGTACTTGATGTGATTGGAGCGAAACAGTTTTGCCAATCCATTTACATTAGGTGTGACACACAAGACGTTACCGTCTTTAGCAATCTCTTTAAGTGTGTCTAGGTTCTGGTTGGAAACATACTTAATCAAGTCAAACCAACCCTGTTTGTTTCTGGCATACAGTATATAATTCTCAAACTCACAGCCGATGATCGGCTTTATGTCATTCTTTACGCATTGCTGATGAAAGTTAACGGCACCGGAAAGCGTGCCCATATCAGCAATTCCACACGCTTCCCAGCCGTACTCCTTACACTTTTCTGCGAGTTGATCGTTCTTGCAGAAGCCCTTTTGTAAACTGTAGTGCGTCTTGCAATTCAAAGGAATCCAATTCATCTTATACTTCCCAAAGCTCTTCTAACTTAAATATCGGCATATTGTAACAATCGGCTTTAACTTTAAACCCGTTGTCGGGATCTATTTGTCCCTTTTTCAAAAATTTAGCGTCTGTAAAATACGAGTCTTTGTGGTATGCACCTAGAAACCATGCACGACCCCATCTTTTGTTCTTGTATTCTATTCTAACGAACGCATAGTAATCACAGTCCTGTTTGGTGTTGTAGGCCGCTACAGAACATTCATATTTGTCTTTAGGTTCACTTGTGCATCGTTTAGTCTTAACGTCATATCTTATATCGCAGTCGTCTACTATGTCGTAGTCGTATGTATTTGTTATTTTACCACAAATAATCTGATTTGCAACCTCTTCTCCCAAAAAACCGGCAATATTTCCGTCGCCCTTTGTGATAGAGTTTTTTAACTTGCCCATTTCACGAGCTTTACGCCAAGCTCGCTTTTTCATCTTCTCTGTAATTTCAACCTCTATCATCCCGGTGCCTCGTAGTATCCGATGTTAAATCCTTCTTTGGTACATTTGTCTACAGTGTCGTCGTGCCCGAACGCTTTTAAGTGTTCTTCGACATGTTCGCACATAGAGATATTTGTTCCCGGCCAGTTATTTTTGTAGAAATGGCAGAGCTTAGTACATTTGAAGCTTGTTCTGTTTCTAGAGCAGGGCTGTGGAAAATCGTTTCTCTGTATTTGCTTGAATCTCTTCTCTAACATACCCAAGAACTTCTCTTGATCGCTTTTGTCAAAACACATACTAAATGGACCACCGTCCCTTATGAAGTATATCGTCATGATAGCCTGTTCATAATCAGGATAAAGTTTCGATATAGCATAATTATACAGCAATAATTGGGGGTCTTCTAGCAGCTTTTCGTATGTTTTTTCTTCTCCGGTTGCCCAGTTGAGCCTACGTCCGGTCTTCCAGTCAACAACCTCAATTGTATCGTCTGCCACCTTGGTAACTAGGTCGATAGTCCCTTTGATTGCTAGCTGTCCCTCTGCCTCCTCTCCGTTGGGCAGCTTGTACTTAAATTTTGCCCAAGGCTCTTCTATGGCGATATCAAACTGAGGTTCTGCATCAACTATGTCTCTCTTTCTGGGGTCAAACTGTCCGTCGTTATATTCCAAGGCGGTATCAGTTTGAGTTCTACAAAACTTCTTATCGGCCCCAGTGTACTTATGCGTGCAGCTCTCAGTATAGTACTCGTAGCTTCTGTCTAGTATTTTGCTAACAAAAGTTTTTGTGAATAAACTTCTTGGGGTAAAGTTGACCTTGCCAATGCCGTCATCTTTTATGTACAAACTTTTCTTGTCAGGCTGTTCTTGAAGCTTCTTTTTGCATGACGCAAGCACCTCCATGACCTTGTGAACAACGGTTCCTAATTGTGCTTTTTTGCCAGACGTAGACCTATGTCCTAAAACATAAGTTATAAAATACTGCATCTGACAATAGTCATAGTTATTGTAAGACGAGCTTCTGATATATGTAACTATCATTGTTAGTCCTTTTTAATTTTGTGAATACCTGTAGTATCTGCTTCTTCTTTTTTGGAAAAGGGCATTTGTTCTTTAGGTAACACCGGACCCAGCCATCCCCAAGAATCTAAAAGTTCTATGATGTTCTTGTTTGTTTCTAGGATTGTTTTGTCGGAATTGTCTAACACCGCATCCAAACTTTCCCAGTTTTCTTTAATTGCCTGCTCGCTTGAATGAGAGTCTTTAAAGGGAGATCTAGTCAAACCGACCACTTTCCCGCCTTCCGCTTGAATAGCTTCTATCTCGTTCACAAATCTACAGTCATCAATAACGGCAAGAAGAGGCTCCTCTCTACGAATGTCATCTATACACGCTTTTACCCAGACGGGTTCGTAAATTCTACGCATGACATCAGTTCCTAGATATTGCAAGAAGTCCCTAACCGTCATTGGTCCCTTCTTATGGTAGACCAATCCCTCAATCTTTTTGCTCTTAATTGCGTCCCACTTCTTTTTGTCTGTGACGACTCCCGGCATATTTTCCCATCTAATATGCGGTAGTACTTGAGTTTTGTGTGCCTCTGAGCCGTAAACCTGTTCGTACTTTAGTCCAAAGAGTCCTACAGAGATTTCTTTAAGGGCACTCGCAAACGAGTATTTCTTAACAAAGGGCCACATGCTATACATAGCCCACTCAGCAAACTCCATATCTGTTCTATTGATGTCCAGTATGGCGTTACCGACTTGTTCTTCGCCCTTCTCGTCAATTATCTCGGTCTCTACGGCCAGCTTTCCATCTTCAGTAATACCGAAGTTTTCTACTACACCATAGCACTTCATTTGATATCCATGAATAAAGTTGGAGCATGTGCTCTTGCCTGATTGTTTGGTGCCAGCGAATGCCAAAATCTTACTTGTCATTTAATATTCCTTGTAGCTGAGGATTTAGTTGTTCTTGTATTTGTACTATGTCCATATCCCCTACGTCTTTTTGGGATATCTCCGGTCTAAAATAATTAAAGCGTCTTCCACACTTTTTAACAATCTGCTCATAAGCCTTATTTCCAGCCTCGTCGCTGTCCGTGAGTATAATCAAATTCAAGGCTCCACTTTGTTCAAGCAGTATTAGTTGATCTTCGTTTATGCTGGAGCCAAAAATACCAACAGTGTTTGTATAACCGGCCTCATGCATTCGCCAAGTGTCACCCTGACCCTCAACTAAAATTGCAGTATTCGTTTCCAATATTTTATCTTTGGCAATGTTTAAACCGTAAAGCACGTTCTTCTTAAAGCCTCGGCTATGTAACCATTTAGGTTTCAAATGTTCTTTGATAGATCTACCAACACAGCCTACATAATTATAGCCTTCATCGTACACTGGGACAACAACTCTTCCTGACATTGGCTGATTTTCTGCCAAACATTCTCCAACGTCGAATTTTTGTAGCGTTTCTTTCTGGTAGCCTCGTCGTATGTAGTATGCAGAAGGTATGTCTATTCTTTCTCTAATCTCATCCCTAGAAACGAATGCTTCTTCTCTGATTACAGTTCTATTGAAAACATCTATAACTTTTGTGCTACGATCAAAGGTTACCTCAGATAATTCGTCAATGCCCTTTTTAAGAAAATGCAAACAGAACGAGGCGGTTTCGTTCATGGAAACCTTCCTGCCTCTGGAATTGGTCAGGCATCCTCTTACCAGCCCAAAGAGATTGTTAGCAAACTCCTCTTC